TCACCATTCATCACATCTACAGTGATCTGTCGGGACAATAATTCAAAAAGAATTCCCGTATTTTTAATCTTCGAGTGCTTTACACGTTGGGCCATAATCTATGCTCCTAAATAAGTATATTTCTTCATCTATAAATATAAAAACTTCTAATAATTAGTCGTTTAAGTATCACTTAAAGACGATGATACTTCGTTTTTATATTCTTCTTCCACATCAGTCGTTTCATAGAGTATTTTTCTATCTTCACGACCTACTTTTCCTAAACTTTTCTTTAATGCGTCATAATGTGCCAACGCAACTCCATATTTTGGACTACCACTACCACCTTTTCGTTTGTCGTGGGCTCCAAGTGGATCTCGACCCCTTATACTTGAGTCTTTTCCGTGTTTAGGACCTTCCTTTGGACGACCACTTCCTGGCCAGCCATCATCTGGTATATTTATCTCTAATTCTTTACCACTTCTTCCTTGTCTTGCTCCAGGTGGTTGTGCTCCAGGTACTCCTGGCATTCCACCCTCGGCTCCACCCGCATCCATCATTGCTCCTTGTGTTCCAACTGCTTCTTCGGTCTGAACTGGGTCATTACCTTCCATTTCAATCTGTGACCATCTAAACTTCCGTTTTTGGTCTTTAATAAGTCCAAGTCTTATATCCTTTTTATCTTCTTCAGTAAATTTAAACACATTATCATAAATCCACTCTGTATCTGCTATCTTAGCATCCATAAGACTTGTAGCAAGACTTTGTTTATTATTCCACAATTCAATCATCTCTTCTTCGTATATTGTAGATGGGTTCTTTAATGCCAATTCAAAATTAACAAGGTCTGCATCTGTATATCCTTGTGCATATAAATGAACTATTGCAATCTTTGTTAATTCACTAACAGTAATTCTCTGTATTCTTTCAATAGTTCTCGCGAAACGAACATCTTCTGCTGCGAGTGTTGCTTTACTGCCAACATTTTCTTCGTATCCAAGAAATGCCTTTGGAATCTTTAATGAAGCCATCAATTTATTTCTTAAATATTCAATATCTTCTACAGACTCATAAGTAAGGCCAGGTAGATTATCAATTTGAGTTCCACTGTCTCCACCACGAACTGGTAAGAAAAAATCCTCTGTAAGATTTTGGATATTATAACGAAGATTATAATCGCCGGTATTCTGGTCCATTACTGGTGCCTTTTTCATTTTAGTCATAATCTTCTGCATAAAGTTTTCAACTTCTGCGGGTGGAATATTACCAATATCAATTTTGAAAACTCTCTTTTCAGGTGCTCTCATAATTCTATGAATTAACATAGCATCTTCCATCAATGAAAGTTGTTTCCAAATCTTACGTCCACCCTCAATCATACCTTTACCATAAGGTATAAAGTTTGCATCTGAAAGTAATCTGAAATGTGCTATTTCATAGTTTTCTAATTCTTTATTTCCTGCCATATGTCCTGAATGTCTGTTATCACCTTCTTCAACGATAAACTGAACAAAATATGGATTCTCTGGATCTTCACCTTCAATACGAGTTACATCATATGCTGAAAGTGGGACTACATTTGTAATACCATACTTTTCTTTGATGTCTAAATAGAGATAAAAATCTCCATATTTACATAGGTTACGAACCCATGGCCACAAATTGAATTCTATATTCAATATATCGTAAAAAAGATTAGTTAAAATATCATGAATATTTTCATTTTCGGATCTAATCTCCAATACTTGACCATATTCTGATTTCATCGTAGATTCATCTGCATAAATATCAAGTGCTGATGATATAATTGCATCTGAATCCATTTCTTCATAATCCCGGAACAACGCTAATCTTTCTGCCTGAAAACTGATTGCCTGTGCGTGTCCATATCCACCCGTTGTTAAGTTAGAATGGAGTCTTGACCATCTATCTACAAGACGGTTTCTCTCCATTGCCTGAACTCTATCAGTATCAGCTATTTTTAACGTTTTTCCACCTGCATGTCTTACAATGACATTTGTGGAAAATAATCGTTGTAGTCTTGCTCTTAAACTTGTATTTGCCATTTTATCCTCTTATTATTTTATTAACCAAGTTAGATCTTCTTTTTCACCTTGTACTTCCCAATCCCAACCTTCGGCTGTTTCCTCTTGAGGAGTATAAACTGGTTCATAATCTAACATTTTATTTAAGACTGTTTTTTGTAAGGCAATACCTTCTGCATTTAATCTAAGTGCAGTATCTCTTACCCACAATCCTATCGCCAAACTCATTGGAAGGTCATCATTATATCCTTCCATTGCTTCGGCCTTGTTATTGTGCCATATAAACACAAATAATTCATCAATCAGTCTATTAGAATGTACTATGACTGATTTTTCTCTAAAATATTCTTCTAATTTTGCTATTACTAATGGTCTTGTTTTCATAGTCATACTGAATCCAGGGATCATTTGTCTATCTTTATGTCTATATCTATTTGTTACTTGTCTTGCGACATCTACAAACTGTAAATCTTTTGATGTGTAAAATAGGTTATCATACTCTCTATCAATAACTTGCTGGATAGTAGCCCAACCAATACTTGAGTTCTCAATAACAAGTAATGCGTTGTTATATTCCATAGCAGTGTTCATACATAAATTACCAAAATCCTTAGTAGGTATTTTCCCCTTATATTCTGCTACTTGTTCCATACTCTCTATTTCTAAAACATGAAATGCAGAAAAGTCTTGTCCATCACCACGAGCAACGTCAGCGGCTACTACATAATTCTTTGTATAATCAGGTTGTCTCCAAACCCATAAATTACTATCCATTCCCCTCTTTTCAACTGGATCTTCTATTTGGGTATTTCTATATTCTTCCAAAATAACACCATCAATTACAGTTTGACCTGAAGTGATAAAGTCACAGTCATATTCTTGTGCAGCCATTGAAGGTCCCAAAAGTTTCTCTTGTTCTGTTCTCCATTCTTCGTCTCTATCTGGATGTAATGACCAATGAAGTCTTATAAAATTCCAATCACTTTCTTCTTCTGCTTCTACCCAAACTTTATGAAACCAATTACCAACACCATTTGGTGTGGATAATGCAATACATTTACCACCAGTTGCCAGAGTACTTTGTGCAGCAGTCCATATTGTATCTATCTTATCAATAAATGCTGCTTCATCAATAATCAATAATGACAATGCCTCTGAACGACCTGCTTCATCTGTACTTGCAATTGCTTTTACTTGTGAGCCATTTGAATATCGTAATGATAGTTTATTGTCCTCAACACACTTTGACTTAACCCAGCTCGGTAAGTTTGCGTGCATAACTCGAATTTTCGTAACCAAGTTTTTAGCAGTATCTTGTTTTGTGGCGATAACCAATATATTCTTATCACTCTGAAATGTCATCATCCATAACGCGTATCCCGCAGTTAATGTTGATATACCTAACTGACGTGCCTTTAAAATAACATTATAATTGTGTTCGTTAAAATCTACTAAACTTTTTTCTTGAAATTCATATAAAGAAAATGGAATTTTACCTTGTATTGGATGTTGAATAACAGCATACTTTTTTAAGAAGTACACGGGATCCTGTGCACATTTTAAATATTCCTTTTTAATGACTTCTTTCATATTACTCATTAATTTGCTATGTCCACTATTTTAATACCAAAATAAGTTGGAATAGTTACTGCAGCTACTCCATATCCAAAATACAGCCACTTGTTTTCATACCAACTTGGTTTTGATAATTTTGATAATTTTTCATTAGCCTCATTTTGTTCTTTCAAAGACTCTATTTGTTTATCCTTTGCTACTACCAATAAAGAATCATCTTTAGCTTGGTCTTCTAACTCTTTGACCAAATCTTCATATTGACTAATCTGAACTGTTTTTGCACTGTCAATTGATTCTAACTTTGACAACTTACCTTTCCATTCGACATCACGTTGTTTAATCATTTCCAAAGCTTCTGCTTCAGTATAAGTTGTCTGCCCAAATAAGGGAATAGATAGTAATAATATCCATAGATATTTCATACTCACTCCTTATCTATGTAATACGTGAACTACACCTGTTGCACCAATTGCTACTTTCTTTACTCCAACCGGATAAAGTGTTTTAGTGGTAACTTGGTCAGTATCTAAAGTTCCACCACCTGCACAATGTATTACTACATTTGTTGCATCTTCAACAATAAATCCTGCACCTGCATTTGAACCAGTAAAGGCTACTGTAGTACTTGACGCCACCTCGGTTACTGCATTATAGTCACCTGCTCGTCTATCAGTTGGGGTCGCCCTAAATAATGATCCTGCGTCAGCCATTTTATTTTCTCCTTATATACATATATATATAATTATTTACTCTTGGAAAACTTCCTTAAAAATTCTGCTGCATCTGATACATCATCGTTTTCGGAAGCCACTTCCATCTTTTTAATCTCGTTTTGAGTACGAGTAAGTTTTCTTTTTGCACTTGTTATTTGTTTTTTATTTTTATTTTTATTTACTTGTAATTTTTTTACTTCTTTTGCTACTTCTTTTTCTTTCTTTTTGTGTTCTTTTATAACACCTTCTAATTCCTTTACTTCTTGTGACTTTCTAGCACTTAAAAGTGTACTTAAACCAAAAAGTCCTAAAATGCTCGCTATGAGTTTCTTTAACCAATCCATATTTACATCTCCATTATTTTTTTATAATTAGATTTACTTTCTAATTTTTTAGTTTTAGAAGGTTCGTTAAAATCACTATCATCAAGTTCGTCATACTTTCCATATCCAGCAGCATCTCTATCAATTTTTTCATCA